TACATTATAAAATTATAGTAAAATGGCGTGTGCATTAACTCAAGGATATGTATTGGATTGCAAAGAATCCATAGGTGGCATCAAAGCGGTTTGGTTCATTCCATTCGCTGATGTTACTGCAATAACTGAAGCATCAGGCGTTGTTACTACTATCACAAAGGCAGGAGGTAAAGTATTTTACAAGTATCAACTTGTAAAGCAAACCTCTTCACTTACCGAAAACATTACTGCCTCTGTTGAGAATGGTACTGTTTTCTATGCACAAGAATTGTCAATCATTCTCAATAAACTTCAAGCATCTACAAGAAACGAGATTCTCCTTCTTGCTAAGAATAATCTCCTTGCAGTAGTTCAGGATGGTAATGACAAATATTGGTTGCTTGGAAAGGTAAATGGTGCTGATTTGACTGGTGGTAATGGTGCGACTGGTACTGCTTTCGGAGATAGGAATGGTTACACATTGACCTTTACAGGCAATGAACCTGCACTTGCTCCTGAAGTTTCAAGTTCAATAATTGCAGGTCTTACTGCGTAAATAGGAAGGTTTAGAATTGAGTAGGGCATCCATATCGGATGCCTTTCTTTTTGGGTAAAAGTCAAGGCATTGCCTATTTAGATACAATGATACAACTGACACAAGGTTCAACTGAGTTCATTTACCTAACATTAACGGAGAAGCAAACGCTTACTACTCCGAATTACTTGTTCCGTTTTGTTAATAGGACCACACGGGATGAGGTTGCTTTTGTGCTTTTGTTTTCTCTTGATGTATCACCTTTCAAGGACAGGTACAATAAATTTAGCATTAAAGTACCTAAATACTTTGGATTGGGTAATATCGGAGAGTGGTTGTATTATGTCTATGAGCAAACAAGTGCCTACAATGTAGACTATACCAAAGCGACTGGATTGCTTGAAGAAGGCATTATGAAACTGTCACCATCAACCACATTTGAATATACGCAGCACGAGGTTGACAATACATATATAACAAGATGAATGATTTAGTAATACTTAATTTCCAAGAGGCAAGGCAACCCGAATATCGGGAGAAGAGGGGCAAGGGATACATTGAGTTCGGTGAAAAGAACGATTATCCTAATTACCTTTTGGCATTGTACAACAAAAGTGCAAAGCATAACGCAATCGTAAAAGGTAAGGTTAACTACATTATCGGAAACGGATGGAAGAGTGATGAGGTAGACCCTATTGCGGACCAATTCATTGCTCAACCTAACCAGTTTGAATCGTTGAACGATTTAACAAGGAAGGTATCTATTGACATAGAAATCTTTGGAGGTGCTTACCTTGAGGTGATTTGGTCCGTAACGGGTGGGCAGTTAACCGATGTCTTACACATTGACTATACCAAAATAAGGTCCAACACGGACAATACACAGTTTTGGTACAAAAAAGATTGGAACGAAAGAAAGGATGAGTTAATCCCTATGATGGCATTCAACACGAAGGTCAGACAAGGGAAGCAGATACTTTACATTAAAGAATATAGACCAGGTTTAGATACCTATGCTCTACCTGGTTATATGGGTGCATTGAACTATATTGAATCTGATATAGAAGTCAGCAGACACGTTCTTGGCAATGCCCAAACGGGATTCTCTGCATCTAAACTTATTACCCTTCCTAATGGTGAACCTTCTCCCGATGAGAAGCGTAACATTGAAAGAAGATTTACGGATAGGTTTAGCGGTAGTGATGGTAAGAAATTTATCTTATCTTTTACTACTGACCCTGCAAGGAAACCAATTATTGAGGACCTCGGTGCAAGTGATATCACTAAAGAGGACTTCACGAGGGTTGACTTAATTATTCAGAATAACCTTTTCGCAGGTCATCAAATCACATCACCAAGTCTTTTCGGTATTGCCGAACCAGGTCAACTTGGAAGCAGAACACAGATAAGAGATTCTTATGAGATATTTAAGAACACCTATGTAAACGATAAGCAGCAGTTCCTTGAATCATTATTTAATCAACTCGCTACCTTAAAGGGTGCAACTTCTGAGATAACGATTGTACCTGTTGAACCTATCGGATTTGAGTTAAGTGAACAAGCACTTTTACAGATTGCTCCTAAAGAATGGTTATTGGAGAAGGCAGGAATTGATGTTTCTAAATATCAACCGACTGCTGCAACTCAACCAAGTATCAATCAAGAACAAGTTGAGGTTAATGATAATTTGAAGAACCTTAGTGGTAGACAATACCAACACTTGATGCGAGTTATAAGGCAGTTTTCTCAAGGTAAGATATCCAAAGAGATTGCAAGTACAATGCTCAAGTCGGGTCTTGGAATGACTGACAATGAGGTAAATGCAATGCTCGGAATAGATGATGACCCAATCACAGAAGACTTCAATTTTTCTGCACTTGATGAGGATACTGTTATAGGCTTATTCAGAGAGGTTGGAGAACCAAAGGCAGATTATAACATCATACAATCAAAGGCGGTTTTTAGTAGTCGTGATGCGTTTGCGGAGGGTGATTTGATAGACAAGACACTTGATAAGCAAATCCTTGCATTGATTGATAAGGATAGGAAGATAAGCATTGATGACATTGCAAGTGCGGTAAGGAGAACAAGAGAGGTTGTACAGGGTAGATTGTCTTATTTAGTTGAATCGGGTGCGGTAAGTTATGACCCTAAGATAGAAGAAAGGAAGTTAACCAAACCATTAAGCAAGTTGGTTGATGATATGGATGTAACAACCTTTGAGGTTAAGTATTCTTACGAGTGGAAACCGATTGTACCAAGTTATCAAAGAGATACTCCTGCACATCCTTCAAGGACATTTTGCAGAAAGTTAATATCAGAGGACAGACTTTGGAGCAGAAGCGGAATAGAGTTACTTAGTGCAAGACTTGGTTACTCGGTTTTTGATAGAGGCGGTGGTTGGTGGGGTGATTCACCAAGTTGCAGACACGAATGGAGAAGGAATGTAGTAGTTAAAAAGAAAAAATAATGAGCAGAAATATATTGTTTATTTCAGTAGATACGATAAAGGACAGAACTGGTTTGCATGTTAACGTAGACCCTAAACTGGTGTTTCCTGATATCCTTTATGCACAGGATGCATACATCCTCCCTGCACTTGGAACAGCACTTTACGAAAAGTTGCAAAATGGGATTGAGTGCGGAGATTTGAACTGTGATGAGGAAACCTTGCTTAACACCTACATAACACCTTGCCTTGTTTACTATGTTATGAGTGAACTGCCAATGGCATTGTCATACCAATTCTATAACAAGGGAGTAATTAGGAAAACCGGTGATAACCAAACCGAACCGAGTGCATCGGATTTAGCAGATGTAGCGAATAGGTACGGAGCAAGGGCAGAGTTTTACAAGCAAAGGTTAATTAAATACCTCAAACAAGAATCCCAAGCAAGTGCTAAGTTTCCCGAATACATCAATCCTGGTACTGGAGTTGATACCATTGTACCGGACAATGATGCATATACCACTACAATATGGTTGGGGGATTATGATTGTTGCAGGGGTAAAACCTTTGAAGAAATGTATCAAGGAAACGTAAATCGTTGTTGTGGCGAATAAGACATATTCAAAAAAGAACCAAGAGAAACTAAAAGTCTATCTTGAAAAAATAAAAAAGGATGACCCTAAACCAAATCATAAAGACAATAGAGGACTTGGGAAATGCACACCAACAAATCAAGACAACGTATTACGGCAACGCTTTTGATTTTTTGAGTAGAGGTGCAGACAATACCTATCCTGCTTTCTTTTTTGACATAACGGGTGCATCTATCAATGGCAAGACCTCAACATTAAACTTCACCTTGTTTTTTTGCGATAGGGTACTTCCCGAGCAATCAAATGAGCAAGAGGTTTTATCTGACCAGTTACTCACGGCAGAAGATATAATTGCACAACTTCATTACAACGATTTTGATTTTGTTTTACAAGATGCGGTAACGCTTGACTTCTTTACGGAGGACACACCCGAATACTTGGCAGGAGTTAGTGCAACCATTGCTCTTGATTTACCATACTTACAAAATAGGTGCGTAGTTCCAACAGACTACACATACCCATCATAAATCTATTTAAAAGAAAAGAAATGGCATCAGATTTTAGACCAGGAACGCTTGATATCCAAATGTGGAGAAATGACACATGGGGTCAGGCATTTACTATAACAATCAATTCA